CGTTTAGGAAAGAGATTTGCAACTTTGGGCAGGGCAGGTGGCACGAATGGAAATGGCGGGACTGTTACAGTAACAACCACGACGCAGCCAAACTACTCGGGCACAGGAACGCAGACCTGGGCAAGCCCAACTACGACCGGATTTCAGATAGGAGGAAGGCAGCAAACAGCAACCTCCTATGGCGACAAGAGTATCTGTGAAGTTATTTGCTTTGCGAGCAACCTGAGCACAACAAACAGACAACTGCTAGAAAATAGTCAAAGACAATATTTTAACCTAGGCACTTGAGGTTATTAATGAGCTACGCAATCCTCTCTGAAGGTCAAATAACCGCGCACGGCACGTCGTCCGAGCTTTGGCCTAACACGTCATTTGTTGGCGCCCCTGACGAGGATTTCCTTGCAAGTCATGGAGCTGTTTTAATCCAGACCGCCAAAGCTCATGACGCAGCCACCGAGGTCCTTGCAGCGGTTGAGCCCTACGTCGAAGGCGGCGTGGTCTATAGCGTTTCTGTGCAGCCAAAGCCTGCCGAAACACCCGAGCCGGACTGGCAGGGCTTCTACATCGCAATGATTTCGAGCGCCGAATTCGAAGCGGTCTATGCCGCAGCGGCGGCCGAGTTCCCACTTAAAACAGCCGCAGTCATCGCAGCGTTCCGCCATGCGGAGAACTCGCAGATCTCCCGCCTCGCTGAGACGTGGGCTGTCTGGAAATCGGTTGTCACGATCCCGGACGAAGTCAAAGCCGGGCTTGTCTCACTCGCAGAAGCAAAGCACTTGCCGCCTGAGCTTATCCAAGCGCTCTAAACATCCGCACCATACCGGTGCGGCTTTCTCGAAGGGGATTTGTATGTCTAATCTCGTTGCAGTTCTCGTTGCCGTTGCCAAAGCTACCAACGTGGTTGGCAAGGTGTTTGCCGATGGTGCCGTTGGCCTTAACGACCTCGGCGTTATCTTTGGTAGCCTTGGCGATCTGCAGGGCCTCGTGGGCCTCGATTACGCTGCTGCCCTTGGCGAAGCTGGCAAGCTCTCTCCTGCGGTCAAAGCTGAAGCCGTTGCAGCGTTTAAGAAGGCATTCGACCTTCCGAGCGACGCCGCTGAAGAAGGCATCGAAGTGGCTGTAGACGCCGCTCTTACCTTCGTCGAAGGCTTCGTGAAGGGCCAGGCTGCCCTTGGTCTGCTCCTTCCCAAAGCTGCCTAATCATCGTATGCAGCTCCGTGGGTCGAGAGACTCCGGGTTGGCCTCACACTGGAAACGGTGTGGGGTTCTTATTTTAGCTTTTCTTCGAGCATCTTGAAGATAACCGCCGGGTCTTGTTTGTTCTCCGAAGGCTGCTCGTACTCGTAATACTCGGCCAGCTTGCGAAGGGCCTCTAGGCAAGCCTGCATGCGAAAGCTTTGAGCCACGCGCATCAGAAGCGCAAGGCGTTCGTCTAAGGTCATGGCTTCCACCCTTTCGGCGGTGAGCTTGCGAGGTGACGTTTCATATCAATGAACCACTCCATGCCGTTATTGTTCACCATGAATGGATGAAGTTTTCCATCAAGGTCTTTCAGCCATTTAGGGCTACGCAGCCACGCAATCACTCTGCGCGCTTCGGCGAGTTCAGATTCTAAATCAACTATCTGGCTTTGGAGCGCCCAAACGAGACGCGGTTCGCGAGTCATTTTTGGATCGACAGGACAAGGGATGTATTCGCGCGTCGTGTTCAACTTAAGTTCAGTCTTTCCATGCATCGAGAAGCCCCCTGTCCCTGATGACTTCGGCGTCGAGCGTCCGCAGTCGAAGCGTCGTGTATTCGGTCTGGTCGTAGCCCTGCCGGATGCGCTGGGTGGCCGCGACGACCATGCACTGGCGGGGCGACGAACTGTGGGCCTGGGCCACGAAGGGCGGCGGGCAGTCGCGCAGGTTCATGCTCGCTTGGTCGGTCATGTGCGTTTCTTCGCGTGCGCGTCCAGAGGGAAATGCTGGATTCGGACGAGGGCAATTTTTACACCAAGGTGTCCTTACATACGGCGTGCAAACACACATTAATTTTTACCTCTTGCGTGCGCGTCCAGGGCGTCTTTGCGCTTTTTCATCTCAAAAACGCAAGCTGACCGCAGAAGTCTCATTTCGCGTGAATCGCGATCCTCCGACCACTCGGCCTCGTTGAATCGGCTGACAGCTTCAAGCACATCAGCCACGAGCGTGGCGGTTGTGGGGTCGACGAAGCGCACCAGCGAATAGGCATTCGCAGTGTCTACTGCGCTGATGAGATGCGCCCAATCCTTGCCTGCATAGCGCGCGTCTCCATCGCTCATGTCGTTGCTCGCCAGCGTGCGCAGCGTGTGTTCGAAGCACGGCGTGTCAGTCATCGCGGCCTCTGAAGCGTTTCTTGTACTCGCCGAGTCGTTCAAGCAGCACGTCGCGACAATGCGCCGCTCCAGGCCCGTGCGCTGTCAGGCTTTCGCACACATCAGCGTATTCAAGGACAAGCCTCGCCGACTCCAGTTCCTCGCGCAGCTTGTCGCGTTCTGTTTTGACTTCTTCCAGCGCTTCGTAACGCATGCGGGCGGTGTCGCCAGCTTCCGCTACTACCTTGCGCCAGCCTTTGCGTTCAGCATCTGATTGAGAGAGTACGCGGGCGAGTTCCTTCTCGGCGGCTTCGAGGCGGTCAAGAAGCTCCGCAACGTCGACCCATGATGCAGGCCCGCAGTGGCTCATCTTCTCGCTAATGCGCGTCACCGCGTCGTTTGCGTCGGTCATTCCTGCTCCCCCACGTACCGATACCCACGCATGTTCCCCGTGAACCGCTCGCGCAGTGCTTTGCGTGGCTCCGTGCGCAGGACGTCCGTAGTCGCAAGAAAGTACACGTGGGTTTCATCCACGCTCACCACGCGGATCCTGCGCTTACGGCCTTCGCTTCGAGCCTGGATGTCCTCCCAAGTCTGTCCGACCTCTGGAACAGGCTGCGAGGAAGGGCGCGGATCCAGGCTCCTAGGCACACGCGGATGCTTTGTCATGCCGACGGCCATGCGGCATTGGTTGCACGTCGCCTCGCCGTTCTTTGGGCTCCAGATGACGTCAATGAGCTCACGGCCGCATCGGGTGGTGATCTGGTTGTCGTTTGCAATGTGGATCTTGTGGATTGCAGCGCTCAAAGGACCCTCAGGGCTAGAATGACAACCATGACGATAAGCGCCGCAGTCGCGCACCATGAGGCGAATGCGATGCGACGCCAATGCTGAACGAGTGCCGCATGCCTCACGGCTGCGTGCAGCAGGTCTGCGGTGCTTGGGGATGATTTATCGATGCGCATCAGAGGGCCCAGTCGACATGGAGCACCTTCGGGTCGTGCTTCCTCAGCGCCGCCACGAAACGCTTAAGGTCAGTGATATCGCGAAGCACGACACAGCCAGCAGATCCAGGCGCCGAACCAATGTTACCATCTCCGTGGATCCCGAAACTACCCCGATCATCACTGAAATCAGCATCAAGACCCACCCACACAGGACCAAGCCCAGCGCCAAATGAGCCCTCATAGTTATCCTTCCCGCCTGCGAATTCGATCGGTCCAATGCGGTAACGCCCCTGCGGAATCGGCTCGAGGTTCCCGGGCACGCTGCGGGGGTCTGTAGGACGGCGGAAGTTCTGTGCTCCGCGAGCGCCGGAGGCGACGTAGAAAACTTCGCTTCCGATCGTAAGCACCAAAATATACAGGCCGCCCCATGTGCCAGGGTGCCAAGCCTTGTTGGTGGTAAGCGTCGCCACGTTCTCGGGTTCCTTTGGAGCAGGCATAGGCTCTGCCGAAAAGCCGTCTGGCACCATCGCTTCGAGCCACGCATGCAACTCCGACTCTGTCTTCCACAGATCTCCGGGGCAATCCGTGCGGCCCTTGTTAGAGTTCGTAAACCTGTGCGCGGTCACGTCTGCGTTGATGAGCTTGTACTGCGCTTTGAGGTACGCGATGAGCGCAGCCGAAGCCTTTGCCTGCTCAGGCGTGAGCCGCTCACCCTTGCGCGCGACGTGCTCAATGCCGATGGAGTCATCGTTCTCGCCGTAGGCGTGCCACGCCTTGCGATCGTCGGACACGCACTGGTAAATGGTGCCGTCCTTATCGATCACGTAGTGCGCTGACACCTGAGATTCGGGCTTCTCAAACCAGGACAGAGCGCCCTCGGCAGTGCCACCGGTGGTGTAGTGCAGGATCACGCGGTCAATCGCAGAGCCGCGCGCAGAGAAGTTCGGCGACTTGCGCCACTTCACCGGAGGCTTTGGAGCAGAGGTGCCGGGTGGTTTGACGGGCGCGGGCTCAGGAGCAGGCTCTGCGCTTGCGAACTCAGGCTCTTCGCGCTCAAGGTCAACGATCATATCGTCAGGCGCGAGATAGAGAGTATTGATTGCGGTTTTTGAAGGCCACGTGCGGATGCGCTCAATTGCTTTGCTTCCGTCCATCTTCAGCAAGGATTTCTTAGTCAATAAATACCAAGGCATACACTTCCCCTTTGGATGAATGAACGAAGCAGCCGCCGTGGTGTTCCCTTAGAATCTTGACCGCAAGCGGACAGACTAAGACACGGCGACCGCTCCGTCATGGAGTTTTGAGCGCCTTGCGGGCGCGATGGAATTGAGTCACAGAGCGATGGATAGCTGCGTAACTCCGAGCGGAGATCACAGCATTGAAGATGCTCTGCACCGCGAATAATACCATGCCAAAGCCTGCAAGCATAAGAACTATCATGAGCACTGCGGCTCCAAAATCTCCTGCTCCGTTTCCACTGGCCTGTTGATAATCCATTGCTCGAACTCCGCTCTGCGCGCCGCCGGAACTCGTCCCTGTGCGCGCCAGTTGTAGACTCCCGAGGTGTGCAAGCCAAGATGTGCTGCAAGCTCACGGCAGTCATCGCCCGTCATCGCTGCGCACATCGCATCCAAAGCATCCGCTTCGAAGCGCCTCTTGCAACGCGCGTCTGTTTGCTCGGGTGTCTCGTCGTCTGCTGGCATGTGCTCAAGGGCGATATCGTACGAGTGCACGAGAAGCGCGGCCATGTAGCGCATGTTTTCTATATAAGCGCGTTCCATCAGTTCAGTTCCCGGAATGAAATAGAGAGGATTTCCTCAAGTGCCTTGGTGAGTGCTTCAACGGTGTCTGCGCCGTGCTTTAAAGCGGTGCGAGCGACGTTGGCGATGTCATAGAGCGCATTGTAGCGCTCATCAGCAAGGCGTTTGGCTTCCATGAGTGCGTCGTACTCGGGTTGCTCTTCAGGAAGGTTGAATTCGAGGGTGGCTTTCATCAGGAGGCATTCCTGTTGCGCACGTAAGCTTTAGAAGGAATCGTTGAGCATCCGCCCCACTTTTCCGCCCGCTCGATTCGGATAGGGGCCTTGATTAGCCAGATGTTCCCAGCCTTCTTTGTCCCAAGGATCCTCTTGGCATAAATGAGTTGGCGGATGCGGCTTACGTTCACGCCCAGTACGCGGGCCGCCTCTGTCACCGTGTAATAGAGCCCTTTTTCCGCTTTCATTCCTTGACCTCCGGTTGGTCGGTGGGAGCCAAGAGGAGAGGGGAGCCGCTCTTGAGGTGTTCAAGGAAATCGCGTTGCGTAGTGCGCACGCAATGAACTCCGCCCGTGCGAAGGGCGATCCAGAGAACCCCGGGAGGGTCTCCCTTGATGGATTCCGCATAGAGGACGTCTTCGTACTTGATGCACATCTTCGATGACGGAACGAACTTGTTATCCTTGGGAACGCCTGCGTACACCCATAAAAACATACTATCTCCTTCGCTAGACGGACGTCTTGTCCCATTCAGGCGCCTTAGTCAATCGTGGCCACAGATCCGATGCCTTGAGCTTGTCGGTGGCTACGATGCGTCCGTCTCGCTCCCTGACGTCTACAAGGCCCTCGCTGAGCATGAGATCAAGTTCATCTTCAAGCCTTCGCTGAGAGATCTTGGTCAGCATCTCCCGCTGAGCCCCTGACCTGTGGTGGTGATAGCCAGCGTTGAATGCGGCGAGCCACAAAACGATTCTGCCTCTTAAACTAGCATCCATACGTCCTCCGTCCGGCTGACGGAATGGCACCATAAACATCGCTAGTCAACTGTTACCCACTTGCGACAGAATAATTCATTTGTATCAATTAGTTAAACAAATATTGGCCAGCTGGCCGCGACAAATTGCGACACGTTTGCGACACCAATAATCTTTATATATCAATAACAAGTGAGAACTTGTCGCAGTGTCGCAGGTTAAATATAGAGTTTTCTTCTCTGGCTTCTCTGAGTTTGGTTTTTTACTCTGTAAAATAAAAATGAGGGCCTATCCCGTATCTAAAGATACATACAGGCGCCCTAGGTCTCTAGACAGCCTGCGACATTGCGACACTGGCTGTTTATGTCTTTAGTCTCGGGATCTTGCTTGTCGCAACTCTGTCGCAACTTGTCGCAACTTTGGGGGGTCAGTTGCGACACAAAATCCGTTAACATCCTTAATCTATATATGTTTTTTCTTTTTGGCAAGTGTCGCGGCCGACAGCGACGCCAACCTCCCGCCGGTTGCTGAGAACGTTTCGCTGTGCTCATCTTTCAAGCACTTAACATAGCCAGACGCTACAAGCTCATTAAGCATGCCCCGGATCCCATGGCTTGCCAGTCGTCTAATCTGATTTGGGCCAGTGCGGGCAACCATACGGACGCTGACCGAACCTGTTCCCTGGAGCCAATCCAAGAGCATATCCATTAGCCTCTGCTCCTCAGATTGCCTTCCCATCCTCTCAAGCGTCCGGGACAAGTGCAGGCTAGCCAGGGCCACCCCAAAAGCTGCGTCCTGCTCTGAGACCTCCAGGGACTCCCTCCCGGCGCAGTGGGCATAGGCAAACCGGTAGGCATTGTCTGTGGCGCGGGAATAGACCTGTCCAAACGCCTCGGACTCCTCAGCGCACAGAGCTTCCCTCTTCTCGGAGGATGCCCTCAGCCACGTAAGAAGGGAGGCGTCCGCAGCCCCTGAGAGACGCACCGAGGTGGTTGCCTCCGGCTTCATGGCTTCCTCGCCCTCGTCTACGTTCAGGCCAACCACGCCGTGCCTTGCAATGCGCCGCAGGCCATCGAGGATTGCCGGATCCAGTTCCCACCCCGTAGGAGGTCCCTTTGGCAGTACGGTCTTTTCCGTCTCCCAGACGAGCAAACGTGAGATCATCCCACTTCGCTCGAAGGGCTTTGTCTGTGTGAGATCGTGCATGGCGGTCCGTGTCGTGGCCCCAAAGACAGACAGGCGAGGCCAGAAGACCCGCTTAACCTGGTCTTCGACCTTTTTGTTTGCCGTGCCCGCCAGACTCTTATTCTCCCCGTGCAGGGTCAGCAGAAGATCCTGGATCTCCCTGCGAGCCTCTGATGCCTTGGGTGCGTAGGTCTCAAGCCATGAGTTGCCAATCTCGTCCTCTATGAGCGTTCGGCATGGCCAGCGGGAGAGTTCCGCCACGGTCCCGGTACGGGAGACCAGGCGTCCTATGGTGTACTTCTCCCCCACTGCGCACAGGTAGGACTCAAGCATCTTGAGATAGCCGTTTTTGCCCGCTCCAGGCTCGCCTACGATGAAGCTATAGAAAGTGGGGGCCGTTGAGGTAGGCCACTTGAACGCTCGCGCAGAGATGCCAGACACCGTGTGTAGGGCGGTGGCGAGCGCGAATTCTGGGTATGGGAGATTTACAGACAATGCCTGTTCATAGAGCGATTTTATTAAACCGCTTGACTTGGAGGCTATTTCTTCTATTCTCATGGAATCCTTCATGACGCTGAAGCGACCGTTAACCCGCAGCTCCACACTGCGGGTTTCTCTTTATCTATGGAAAAGTTCCGAGATTACAGCATAAGTCACGCCATGGCGCAAGTAGCTCAAGGTTGGCTTGACTCTCACTCGTCTAGCGATTACGTCTAACGACCGCGTGAGTTTAATGGATGTAAAAATGGGATGATACAATGATTTCAAAGGGAAAGATTTCTCGCCCGTTCTTTGTGCTTCTCTATGGAGTGCCAAAGATAGGCAAGACCCACCTAGCCGCACTCGCCCCTGAGCCCGTGTTCCTAGATGTTGAACAGGGTTCATCTGGGTTTGACGTTGCCCGTGTAGACGGCGTGATCGACACCTACGAAAAGCTTACGCATGGCCTTCGCGAGATCTATAAGTCTCCCGATTTTAAGACGTGCGTCATCGACTCAGTGACGGCAATCGAGCGCATCTTTACAGCGCACCTCCTTAAAGAGAACAATTGGCAGACGCTTGAATCCCCTGGTTACGGCAAGGGATACGGCGCACTCACGGGCCTTTGGCAGCACTTTATTGGCGTGTGCGAAAGCATGAGGAATGGCGGTAAAAACGTTCTTCTCATCGGACACCAGCGCATCAAGCCAACCAACGATCCGATGGTTGACTCGTACGATCGAATCGAGCTAGACGTCACCAAGAACGCCTCTAGCTCTATCGTTAGTGCTACGGATGCTGTGCTCTATTACCGCTGGAAAACGCGCGTAAAAAAGGGCGAAAACGGAAAGAAAAGCGTTGGCCTATCGTCTGGAGATAGGGAAATCTATTGCCAAGAAAGGGCGGGATTTCTAGCGGGAAATCGGTTCGGGCTCGATATGTGTGTTGAAAATCCTGATGAGAACTTTTGGAAAGGAATGAATCATAATGCAGCCATGGAATCCTGACGCAGAAGAAGCCAGTACGGGCGGCAATATAATCCCTAAGGGTGCGTACCGCTGCTTTGTCTCCGAAGCCAAACAACACATGAAGAACATTGATTCTGTTGGCATTCAGGTTGTTCTCCAGATTGTTGAGCACTCCCCTCAAGCTGGCAACCGATACAACGGCCGCAAGGTGTTCCTTTACTTCACATGGTCAAACCCAAGTGAAATGGCCGTTATGCTTGGCAGAAGGAAGCTTTCCGACCTTCTGTTTGCAACCGGAAAAAGCGGCAAGATGTACAACTCTGCAAGCGAAGTTGCTGAGGATTTGTCAGGGTCCGAAATCATTGCAAACGTAACGGTTACAAAACGAACGGACACCGGTGAAGATAAGAACGATGTGGCCATGTTCTTTACTCCTAAGGGAGTTCATCGCGGGCCAAAGCAATCGATCAAGATGTATGAATGGGGCGGGATAGAGAATGGAACAGAGAAGCCAGCACGACCAGGAAAACCAGCGACAGGGGCCGCAGCCTACACACCAGCCGCAGCAGACGAAGACGTGCCATTCTGAGTTCTCTTGGGCAGATTTGGAGAGGGCATGGAACGAAGCAGAGGATATACGGCTACGGGCTACGGCCCCGACGTGCTCCGATCTATCGAGCGCGACGATGCGCTTGCGCATGTTCGCAGCACTGACCGAGCAATTCAGAGAAGACGGGATCTTGAAGCGCGCGGAGATGCCAGCATGAGCGCACTTACCGATGACGCACGCGAGATCATCCTTGGCGTACTCAAGGAAGCCATGGGCGAATGCGCAAAAGGCGATGACTTTGATGCTATGGAATACATCGTTTCTCTCATGCGTCAGGTGCACGAGAAGAAATGATTACGCTGCGTCCGTACCAGGCTGACGCGGTTAGCGATATCGCTCGCTCTCTTTCAAAGCATTCCCGTGTTGTCGGATGGCTTCCGACCTCTTCAGGAAAGTCTGTAATCATTGCTGAGATAGCGCGGAGAATGCTGGAAAAAAACCCAGACTCTCGCATTCTCGTGTTGTGCCACACCTCCGATATCCTCATGCAGAACCATGAGCGCTGCTTGCAGAACGGCGTAAAGTCATCTGGCGTGTTTTGCGCAGGGCTTGGAAAGAAAGCCGACTCCCGACTCTCAGTGGTTCACGCCTCTAGAGACTCCCTCGGTCGTGACCCCATGGCGTGCGGTCCATTTTCCATCGTTATAATCGACGAATGCCATCTCGTTTCTGAAAACCCGAAGACTCGATACAGGACTATGCTAGACGCTATCGCGCCTCGCTATGTGGTTGGCTTGACTGGAACGCCGTATCGTCTCGGTAACGGGCGCATCTACGGTCCCGGCAAGTACTGGGAGACCTGCGCTGCTCAGGTCGATATGGCCATGCTGTTTTCCATCGGCATGCTGACGCCGTATCTGCTTCCAACCGTAGAACAGGTCATCAAGACAGACGGCATCAAGACCGTTGCAGGAGATTTCAACCAGGCAGAGCTTGAGCGCGTTTCGACTTCTGGCGAGATCGTCCGTTCATGCCTTGATCAATGGGAGAGGTTGGCAGCCGATAGGCTTCTTACGCTCATCTTTTGTTGCTCAATTGAGCACGCCAAGATGGTTCATGAACTCATGAAAGTGCGCGGGTACAGAGGCGCTGTGCTCACGGAGAAGACTGGAGCCATAGAGCGCGCGCGTATCATCTCTGAAGCCAAGGAAGGCAAACACCAATACATTGCAAACGTCGCCGTGCTCACGACGGGAGTTGATATCCCGCGCGTGGATTGCTTGCTCTTCTTAAGAGCAACTCAAAGCATCAGCCTGTTTATCCAGATGTGCGGACGTGCGTTGCGCCTTTATCCAGGCAAGGCCAACTCTCTGATGATTGACTGCGCAGGGAACTTTGAGCGCCTTGGTCTTCCAGAGGAGCCAAATGAGCCAAAAGAGCGCAAGAGCAAAAAGAAGTTCACCGATGAAGAACTTATCAAGATGGGTATCGACCCCGCGCTTATGAAGGGGGAGGGAGGTACCAAAGAGTGCGAGAAGTGTAGGGCCGTCCTCGCGTCTGCCGCTCGCTCTTGCCACATATGCGGGGATGTAATCATCTCCCACTCAGACGTGGTCACAACGTCCGAGTCTATGACAGAGCCTAAAAGCGGAGTTCATTCCGTTATGCGAGTCGACTTTGAAGAGAGGTTCTCAAGGGCTGGTAAGCAGATGACCGTTGTTTACTATCGCGTAGTCGGATTCGATTCGCCGATAACGGAATACGTGACTCACAAGGTAGACAATGATTTTGTTCAACAGAAAATAGACCAAAAGCGCAAACGTCTTCAGTACGACGTCAGTAAAATCCTCGCTTCAAAAGAAGGTGACTTTTGGAAGGTCCACATCCTCGCCTAACCGAATCCCAAATACAGGCACTCACCCTTGGCTGGCTTAAGACCAAGGGATTTTTCGTTTGGCGCCAGAACAACGGAGGCGTGTGGGATGCGTCTAGGGAGGCGTATCGCAACGCAAACGGCCTCAAAGGCGTCTCGGATATCCTTGGCGTTCTTCCTGACGGTCGGTTCCTTGCGATCGAGGTGAAATCGAGCAAAGGTAAAACATCCAAAGATCAGGACGCCTTCCTGGCTAGCGTGAATGCTCACGGCGGTTTAGCGTTTGTGGTGCGCGACCTTGAAGACGTTAAAAAGCATCTTGAGGTGTACCTAAATGGACACGGACGCTCTTCTTGATGCATACAGGCGCGTTGAAACAGAGGAACTGTACAAAATCGTCAACGTAGTCGGAGACGCTATCAACCGCTGGGAGCTCAAGGTCCAAGATGAGCCTTACCTGCGCATCCGCATCCGGCAGGGATACGACTGCATCAAGCTTGTGCAACTTGCGATAGCAGAGCGCTTTGAGCCCGTGGACGGGTACGACGCATGAACGCAAGCCAATCACTTAGACGCTTTGATCAAATTAGCCCGCGCATTCTCGCACTTAAGAAGAGTGTCGAAAGCCGCAAAAAACGACTCAACTCCGTTTTTAGGGTTTTTACAGCCTGAAGCCATAAACATGGCGCTCTTACGTTCAGAGGCGCAAACCTCACCGTTCTTTTCGCTATCGCGAATTTGGTTGTTGTTTGCCTCTTCTACGGACACGTTTTGTTTAATGCATTGAGAAAAATGCTCACCTGTTAGGGGGTGGCTGACAGTAAAATACGCAAACGAATTCGTTTGTTTGCTTTCTATTTGAGCCATCTCAGCGTCCGAGATGAACTTCTTTGCCTGCCCCTGCGCCACAGAGCCGACCGCGAGCATGCCGATAACAATTGCAACAATCTTGAGCATGAGAACCTCCGTTGTTGTTTCTCTTATCGGCATTCCGTGGGGAAACTTGAGCGGAATCTGTTTAAAACAATCAAAATATCTCAGCGCCAAGCTTGCTCAAGGCTTCCTGAGCAGTTGCGCCGTATTGGCAAAGGTTGTTGTCCTTCTCGCCATTTACGAATGCGAGCCATGATTGCCCGCCCATTTCGCCGCAATATTCGAGTGTAATCGTTTTCATGTTTTTCTCCTGCCAGGGAGCGGGAAGGCCGATCCTCCCCACAAAATACTTATCGGCACGTCCTCAAAAGTCTTGAGCCCGTCAACGCCTTTTTTACTGGCACGTTCCTTGCCCGCCCGTGAATCGTTCGATAACTTTCCCGCATGAACGATGTACACATCCGCCCACTCCTCGAAACCGAGCGGCCCTTTGTCCTCAGCTCATGGCTTAAGAGCTACCGCAACGCGCCTGCCGTCAGGCTCGCTGACAATGCTACGTACTATGCTGGCCAGGCGGCCAGTATACTGAAGACCCTAGACCGGGCCGAGACGTTGGTTGCCGCTGACCCTGAGGATGACAACGTCATCTGGGGCTTTATCGTTTCCGAAGGTGAGCTGATCCACTACGTCTACGTCAAACACCTCATGCGCCGGAACGGACTTGCTCACTCTCTCTGGTGCGTGGCTGGCAAGCCCACCGTGGCTACCGCCATGACTCACGCAGGCGAGTCGATTTTACGAGCACACTCTGATGTGCTAGCTTTTGATCCATACGCTGTAGGCGAAAGAGAAAGGTATTTATGAAGGTCATTCGTGCGCGCTTCCAGACCACAGTTCGTGTGGGCTCTAAAGAATTTAACTTTATCGATGGTGCCAAAGAACGCGTCGATATGATTATCGAGCCACCGTTTCTCATTGCGACTAAGGGAACATCGAAAACGCTCATTCCCTTTTCCAATATTGCTTACGTTGAGCAAGCGACAGAAGGTGATGACGCTGCCCCTGTTAAGGCGACTAAGAAATAGATGATCGATAGATGAAATAGATAATGCCAATGAAAGATAGATAATGGCCGGTAAAGGACGTCCAAAAGGAAGTCCAAAACCTCAAGGCTCAGGCCGAAAGGCGGGCTCAATCAATATCGCTCCTACCGCAAGGGGTGTGGATAAAGCGATCAGGGAAACGGTCGCTGAAACCTTCGACCGCCTTGGCTTTAATCCGATTGAGGAACTGGTGAGGCTCATGCCTCAGCTCGCTCCAGACTTGCGCGCAAAGACCATCGTTGCCGTCATGCCCTACATCGCCGCTCCACTTAAAGCACCTGAGACACCGCAGCAACCAGCGTTCCAGGTGTTCGCTAATGTTGACAGAGCTGCGTTACTTCAGGCGGTGAACATGCCGCAGCAGCCCACACTGTTTGAGGGGCAAGATGGTAGCGAGGATTGATCCTGCCATAGCCAAACAAGCTCTGTTCGCTCAGGGCTGCCTGCATTGGTATCTGCATGAGTCACAGAAGGATGTGTACCGCCGCCTCCGCGCCCTTCCTTCGGAAGCCCGCCAACGCGTAGTGGAGATCTCCCGCCGCTGGGGCAAGAGCGTGCTTGGCGTTGTGATGGCTCTTGAAGACGCACTCGCGCAGCCCAATGCGCAGGTGCTTTACTGCGCGCCTTCCCTGAAGCAGGCCTCAAGCATAATCGTGCCGCTCATCCGTGATGTGCTCATGCACGCGCCTCCTGGCCTCGTGACGCGCACCAAGTCCGAGTACCGGTGGAACTGTGCCAACGGTTCCTCGATCATCCTTGGCGGCTTCGATAGCGCTTCGGAGTCCTTCCGTGGGCTGCGGGCGTCCTCCATCTACTGCGATGAGTCGGGCATCACCGACCCTGATGAGTTCCTCTACACGGTGCGAAGCGTGCTGTTACCTACGCTCATGCACTCGCGCGGGCCGATGACGCACCTCACGACACCGAGTCCATATCCTGTGCATCCTCTGCACGATGACGTTGTCCCTGAGTGTCAGCAAAACGGCGCTCACTTTGTCCGCACGGTCTACGACAACCCGCTTATCGATGCGCGAACCATTGAGCAGTTCAAAAAAGACTGCGGAGGCGAGGCGTCTGTCGCATGGCGTCGCGAGTTCATGTGCATCCGTGAGATCGATAAGGAGTTTGTTGTCGTCCCTGAGTTCAACTCAGAGGTGCACGTCATAGAGCATGAGCCACGGCATGCGAACTACCTCGTTGCCACGGACTTCGGAGGCGTGCGCGATAAGACTGTGGGCCTCCTTGTCGCCTATGACTTCGAACGCGCTACCACGCACTTCCTTGGCGAGTTCGTGGCTGACGCAAACACAGGCACCAAGGATATCATCTCGGGTCTCATGGGACTTGAGCCGTACCCAGTGGACCGTATCGTGGATGCGCCGGGCCAGCTGCTCATAGACTTAAACCAAGCCCATGGTTACCTGTGCCGCCAGACTCCAAAGGATGACTGGCTCGCTCAGGTCAACATGCTTCGCAACGGTTTCAACCAACGCATGGTGTTCGTTCACCCACGCTGCAAGTTCCTCATTGCTACTCTGAAGGCTGCAACGTTCAACAAAACGCGCACGGACTTCAACCGCACTGCAACGCTTGGCCACATGGATGCGATTGCGGCGGCCACGTACGGATTTCGTTCTATCGACAGGTACACAAACCCAATCCCGCGCAGAGCCTCCACCTCGGAAGAGCAGGTCGAAACGTTCTGGGATTCGCAAGCACAACGCCTCGCAGAAAAGGAAACCAAGGAATGGTGGGACCAAAGCTAGAGGATATGAACATCGCCAACCTTGAGCAGCTCCTTGAGCTTTTGAACCATAAAAACGTCCTCGTTTTTGAGGGTGCAGGCATCAAGGTTACACTGAGCCCTTCAGGGCCTCCTGTTGTTGGGGAGCTCTCACCTGTTCCCTGGAGGGATGACGAATGATTCGGACCGAATACGTCGGACCGTCCTCGCAAGCCGAGGGCATCAAGTCGCGTTGGTGGTTAGAGAGTGACGCGCAGATGGGCATGAACGCCTACGCGGTCGCTTGCAAGATCAAAGAGAACCAATCCTACAGGCTCACGCAAAACCTGCGTTACGCACGCCTGTACTCCAACCTGGAGCTTCTAGGCCTGCAGGCTGGCACCTATGCGCGCACGGTGACCCAAGGCGTGGAACAGCGCGTCACGTTTAATGTCATCCGCCAGTGCACGGACACAGTCGCTAACAAGATTGCTCGCAATCGGCCGCGTCCCATGTTCCTGACCTCAGGTGGCGATTGGAAGCTTAAGAAGCGGGCCAAAAACCTGACGAAGTTTATCGATGGTTTGTTCGACATGGAGCGCGTCTATGTCATCGCAAATCAGGTTTTTGTTGACGCTTGCGTGTTTGGCACCGGCGTCATGCACGTCTACAAGGATGACGCCAAGGTTTGCTTTGAGCGAGTACTGCCCGATGAGATCCTTGTAGACGACGCTGAGGGCATTTACGGCGAGCCTCGCCAAGTGCACCGCACAAAGTACGTGCATCGTGAGATCCTAATGGACCTTCCGGGTCTGTCTAAGGATGCCAAAATGGCAATCAAAGACGCGCCAGCGGGAATGCCAGGGGACAATACGAGCGTGTACGCTGGTGACCTCATTGCCGTTGTGGAGTCGTGGCACCTGCGCTCAGGCCCGAAGGCCAAAGACGGCAAGCACGTCATCTCCATTAAGGGCACAACGCTCATCGCTGAGGATTACGAGAAGGATTATTTCCCCTTCGTGTTCTTCCGTTGGGCTCCACAGATCATCGGGTTCTACGGCTCTGGCATTGCTGAAGAGCTTCTCGGAATTCAGATTGAGATAAACAAGCTCCTGCGCAACATCCAACGCGCTATTGCTCTTCAGGCTGTGCCTCGCGTGTTTGTCGAGAACGGTTCACAGATAAACACGGCACACCTGAATAACCAGACCTCGTCAGTCATCAAATACACGGGCCGCCCGCCTATCTTTGACACGCCTACGGGGATGAATTCAGAAGTTTATGCACAACTCGACAGGCTCTATAACAAAGCGTTTGAGATCGTCGGCGTCTCGCAGCTCTCTGCAACCTCAAAAAAGCCTGCAGGACTCGACTCTGGCGTTGCGCTGCGTGAGTTTAACGATATCGAGTCAGAGCGCTTTGCGGTCACAGGCCAGAGGTGGGAACAGTTCTTCATCGATATCGCTGCGCAAGCGGTTGACGCGGCTACGGACCTGTACTCGGTCGAAAACGACCTCATGGTGCGCGTTCCGGGGAAGACGTTCATCGAAAAGATCAAGTGGTCTGAGGTCTCGCTGCCAGCGGACGCCTACATAATGCGCTGTTTTCCGACGAGCATTCTGCCCACCACGCCAGCCGGACGTCTGCAGGTTGTTCAAGAGCTTATCCAAGGCGGCTTCCTTTCGAAGGAGGAGGGCCTTGCACTGCTCGACTTCCCCGACCTTGAGCGCCAAATGAACCTCAGCAACGCTGCAATCGATGACGTAATGGAGCAGCTTGAGAAGATAGTAGAAGACAAGAAATACGATACGCCTGAGATGTACCAGAACTTGCAGCTTGCGGTGAAACTGGGCCAGAGCGCCTACCTCAAAGCGCGCGCAGACAACCAACCGCAGGACGTGCAAGAGCTTCTGCGCCGGTATATTGACGACGCACAGGCCATGCTCACAGAGCAGAACGCACCGGCTGCAGAGGCCATGGTTGCTGACCAGTCCGCACCCGCTGGTGCGCCCGTGCTCGCACAACCTGCAGCGCCACCCGTTTCAGACCTGCTACCTATGGGTCAAGACCCACAGATAATGGCTTAAGGAGATAGGCATGACAGAGACAGCAGCAGCCGTACCTGTGCAGGCAGCGCCCGCAGCAGACGCTCCCGTGACAGCGCCAGACTTAGCAGCAGAAGTTGCCGCAGACGTAGCACCTGATGCGAAACCCGCGCCACGCGACGGCGCAAGGTTTGCAGAATTGGCAAAACGTCAGCGCGAACTCACACAACGGCAGCTTGAGATCAAGGCCAAGGAAGAGCGCCTAAACCCAATAGAGCAGGCTCTATCCAAGTCCAAAGAGAACCCACTCGCGGCGCTCGAAGCGTTGGGGATGACCTACGAGGACCTGACGCATTACATCCTGAGCGAAGGCAAAGAGCCTGGCCCAGAGGACAAGCTTGCGGCTATCGAGAAGCGTCTCAACGACAGAGAGACAGCCGAGCGCGAGGCCAGAGAGAAGGAAGCCAACGAAAGAGTCGAGGCGACGCTTTCCCAGTTCAAAGGCAGCATCGCATCAGCCGCCAAGGCTGACCCTGCGGCCTATGAGATGATCCTCGCTATGGGGGATTATGGCACCGAACTTGTGTTTGATACCGTCTCTGAGTACTTTCAAAGTAATCAGCAAGTGTTACCTTTGGAGACTGCACTGCAGGCAGTTGAGTCTTACCTTGAGGGTGAGGCGTTGAAGGTTGCACAAGCAAACAAGATTAAGGCCAGGCTTTTACCGCCAACGGCCAAAGAGACAGATAAATCCCCTGAGAGACAGTCAGGCCAGCAGACCGTGACACTGACGAATAAACTTGTTTCTAGCGCATCTGACGGCACCAAGCGCCTTTCCGAAGAGGAAAGCAAACGCGCGGCCGCCGCTCTCCTGCGTTGGACTTAAACACTTAGGGGAAAACAATGGCTCTTGATCTAACCAGTTTTGATGCAGCGTTGAAGCAACATTACACGGCAGACCGCGTTGAGAACCTTGTCTATATGGACAACCCTCTTCTCGCTCTTATGGCCAAGATGGAAGACTTTGGCGGCCGAAACCTGCCAATCCCTCTCATCTACGGCAACCCTCAGGGCCGTTCTGCGACGTTCTCCAACGCGCAGACACGCGGTGGAATCACCAACTCGCTCATCACCGACTATATCATCACGCGCGTTCGCGATTATTCCATCGCCACAATCGATAACGAAACCCTCGAAGCTTCGAAGGGCAACTCCAACGCATTCATGGAAGCTGCCACAACTGAAATCGACGGTGCGATCAACTCGCTGACCCGTTCGATTGCGATCGCCATGTACCGCAACTCGTCGGGCTCGATTGGTCAAGTCAACGTTGAGCCAACCGAGACGTCTACAACGTTCGTTGTTCAGCTCAAGAGCCCGCAGGATGTGACCAACTTTGAAGTCGGTCAGCAGCTTGTCATTTGGTCTGCTGAGTCTGGCGGCACGCAGCGCATCTGTACCACTGGTGTGAACACGTTCCCCGTCGCTGGCGTTAACCGCACGACTGGCGCACTCACGCTCACTGGTACCTACGATTCGACCGGTACCATCGCAGCGAATGACTTCATTTTCGTCAACGGTGACCGTGGCGCCAAGATGAGCGGACTCCTTGACTGGGTTCCTGCGTCTGCACCTGGCTCGACCTTGTTCTTTGGCGTTGACCGCTCTGTCGACGTGACCCGTCTCGGCGGCGTGCGTTACGATGGTTCGGCTCAACCGATCGAGGAAGCCCTCATCGATGCAGCGGCCCTCACTGCACGCGAAGGCGGCAAGGTTGACCACTGCCTGTTGAACTACGACAAGTTCGCAGAGCTTGAGAAAGCACTGGGATCCAAGGTTCAGTACATCGACCTCAAGGTTAACGCTGAAGTCGGCTTCCGCGGCATGATCGTGAACGGACCACGCGGTCCTATCAAGGTCATCCCTGACCAGAACATGATCAGCGACGCTGCTTACCTTCTCCAGCTCAACACCTGGAAGCTCTACAGCCTCGGTAAAGCTGTGCGCGTCATCGACACCGACGGCCTGCAGATGCTTCGTCAGGCTTCCGCTGACGGCGTTGAAGTCCGCTACGGCTTCTACGGCAACGTCGGATGCCGTGCGCCCGGTTGGAACTGCTACGTGAGCCTGTGAATCCGTAGGATTCGCAGAGTGATCCAGACCGCGCTGCCACAATCGGTGGCGCGGTTTCTTTATTCAAAGGAGAAACCATGGCCAACAGGCAGTTCCAGCAATTCCAGGGCACTCTCGAGAAGGGCGTTGTTACTCTGTATGCAGTCATCACCACTACAACCTCAGGCGCAATCGGCAGCACATCTGCTGTTGGCCTCAGCGTTGCCAAAGTGGCATCGGAAGCTGGCCGATACCGCATCACGCTTGAAGACAAGTACACCCGCCTCCTGAACGTCAGCGTGATCGTGTCGGGCGCAGCTGACGCTGCATACACCGCAGCCGCTGGTGTGAATCCGATTATCCGCAACGTCGCTGTCTCTTCAGCGACTCCAATCCTTGATGTTCAGCTGTGCCGCACGGACACTGGCGCAGACGCTGAAGTCATCGATGGATCGGTTATCTACGTTCAGATCGTCCTCAAGAATTCGAGCGTGTGAGATGAAAGAACTCATGGGCGATAAGAAGAGAGCTTTAAGCATTATCATCGCTGGCCTTGGCGGAAAGAAGTCCGAGAAGGAAAGCGAAGAGAAGGAATACGAAGAGGAAGAGGGCGAATCCGACGAAGGTCTCAAGGCTGCGGCCGATGACATTCTGACGGCTATCGCTGCCAAGGATTCTGATATGCTATCGAAGGCACTGAGCGACTTCGTTGGGATGTGCTAATCAGACGGAGCGACACCTCTTTGCCTCTCACCCTCGGTGAGGGGCTTTTTTTGTTTGGAGACAACGATGATCTCAACTCTTCTGCAGATACGTACAGCAGCACGCCAAAGAGCCGACATGGAGGGCTCAAACTTTGTCACTGACGCAGAGCTTACGACGTACGTAAACGCCTCCATTGCTGAGCTTTACGATATCCTTGTGAGCCGCTTTGAGGATTACTACATCCTCGACACGACGCAGACCGTTGCCAGTGGCTCTGACCAGCTGACGATCCCTTCGGACTTCTACAAGCTCAAGGGACTCGACTTTGATGTTGGCGGCGGCCTGTACGAGACCGTTCGGTCTTTCCAGTTCGTTGAGCGTAACGAGACCTTTGACCCGGGGTTTGGCGGCACCATGCCTCGCATGCGTTATCGCGTGCTTGGCAGCTACATAAAGCTCACTCCGCCTGAGTTCGCGCCTGGCAACTACCGAATCTGGTACATCCCGCGCTTTGCTGGTCTCGTTCTAGACGCTGACACGTTCGATGGGATCAACGGCTGGACTGAGTACGTCGTAGTCGATTGCGCAATCAAGATGCTCAACAAAGAAGAGTCGGATTCCTCTGCGTTCCGTGAGCAAAAGCAGAAGCTCCTAGACCGCATTGAGGCCATGGCAGCAGACAGAGACGCAGGCGAGCCTCAGACGATTGTTGATATGAGCACGATTAACTTCAACCAACGCAGGTTGTTCTGATGAGCGTAAAGACGTTTCGCACAATCAACGCAAGAGACCCTGACCTAATGCGTGTTCAGGACAGCATCAGGGACACGTTTGCGTCTATCGTGCGCGTTGCGCTCTTAAGCGGGAACACCGTGCAGGTTGTTCTAGGAACGTCGCCTGTGGAAGTTTCGCACGGTCTCAACCGCAACATCGAAGGATGGATTATAATCCGCAAGAACGCACAAGCGGATGTTTGGGAGCCTTCGGTAAGCGTAACACCAGAGAAGACGTTGCCGCTTCAGGCTTCAGCAGCCGTTACCGTCACGATTTACTTCTTTTAAGAGGTTTACATGCCTACCACTACAAACATGAATCTTGACCTTCCGGTCGTAAACACGACTCCTGGCCCAACCTGGGCATCCTCAGTCAATGCAGCATTTGAGGACGTCGACTCACACGATCACTCGACAGGTAAAGGCGTCAAGATAAGCCCAACGGGCATAAACATTAACGCCGACCTCCCATTCGCAGGGAATAACGCGACCGAGCTTCGTTCCGCTCGGTTTAATGACCAAGGAACGGTGCAAACGACCGCCACAGACCTTGGATGCCTGCAGCTTGTGAGCGGAGATCTGTGGTGGGTGAACGGCAACGGCACGGGCGTGCAGATAACCTCGGGCGCGGGCCTTTCGTTCTCCTCCTTGGGAACGATTGGCGGCGACTTTGGACAGCCCGGCGTCACTGCGAGCGTTACGTACTCGGATACGACGAAGATCTTCTCGTTCCTGCAGGATTCCGGCATCACGGCAGGGCTTTACGGCTCAAAGCTCTTGCTTGCCGATGCATCTGGAGGCGCTTTGTCTGTGACCTTGACCGCAGACGCAGCAACGGGCGCATACACACTCACGTTTCCAATCTCTGCGCCAACGGCTGACACGGTTCTTACGTTCAATGGCGCCGGGACTGGTACGTTCCGCACGATTAGCGGAACCGCTGGAGAGGTCACGGTTACGCCGTCTTCAAGTGCCCACACCGTGAGCCTTCCGAGCACGATAACAAAGAGCATTGCGTTTACAGGCGTTACAAGCTTTACAGGCGGCCCTGGCATCTTGCCTTTGGGGTCTGTCATTGCAACTTTTCCAAGCCTCTCTGGCGCGTACACATGCTCTGCAACCACGACGCCTGATGCGTTTGGATTCGTGCAGTGCAACGGTCAGAGCGTAGCAGACGCAACAAGCCCGATGTTTGGCGCAACGGTTCCAAACATAAACAACAACGCGTTTATAATGGGGAACTCGGTTTCCGGCACGGCAGGCGGGTCAAACACAAAGACCCTGACAACCACCGAGCTTCCAGCGCACACGCACGACATGAGTCACGGGCATTCCAACACGTTTGCACTCACTGGGACTACGACGTTTGCCAGCGCTGGCCATACCCACGATATGAGGCACGTACATCAGTGGAGTTACGTGAGTGGATCAGATGGATCTTTATATGGTCTTAATTCACGCAATCCTTCAACTGCCGACTTCACAACCTCATCCCAAATTCTCAACTCGTCAGCCCAGGGCACTGGCTCTGGTAACTTTGTGACGAAGATATTTTCTGGGCTGTCATCCTACTACACTGGAGGAGCCGTAGACATTCCTGGAAACCTCATTCTCGATACAGGCGCGCCATCTGCAACTGCTGCCGTTGGTATTGGAGGATCTGTTACAAGCTTCACAGGAAACACTGCAAGCTCAGGAACTGGATCGTCTTTTGACGTTCGTCCTTCTTACATCACAGCCCGTTACATTATGCGGGTGAAGTGATGGAATACAGAATCAAGTTCAAAGACGGATGGAAGTGGCGGATGTTTATTATCCAGGGACACCGCTATGAACAGAGCATGAACAAGATGGTTCTGTTCTTCCAGGACGGATCTGTGCGCGAGATCCCAAATTGGTCTTCGCGAGAGGTTGTGCTCGGGGTCGATTGGGTTTTAGCCGTTAAGAAGCAGATGGAAGCTCAGTCTGGGCAGTCAGTGCCGCTTACTGTCGGAGGTGCTTGATGACGCTTCAGAGGCAAAACGTGTCTGTAGTTCTTGGCACTGGCCTAGACACAAAGAACGATGCAAAGACCCTGCAAGCGGGCCTTCTTATCGCTGAGAACGTGGTTGTTCAAAAGACGGGCGAACTGCGCAAACGCAAGGGCTACGACAGTCTCGGTATCGATGTACTAGGAGGCGATGACTTAGACGAGGGCATTCGCCTTGCGACGTTCGACGATGAGCTTGTTATGCTCAACTCGCGGTCTTTGTACTCGTACGCAACGACTGCGCAATCGTGGGCTGCCAAAGGCGGTGTCGCAACCTCAAGCGTTCAGACTCGGAACATCGTCACCAACTCATACCAGCAGACAAACGTAGACGCTGCCTATGTGCGCGGAACGACCGTGTATGCGTGGGAAGACTCGCGCGGCGGCGTGCGTGCCACGGTTGTTGACCAGGACTCTGGCGCATCACTCATCGCAGACACAGAGCTTTCGGCTACCGGCTCGCGTCCTCGGTGCTTTGCACTCGGGACGTACCTCTTTGTGCTGTACTTCGACTCGACTTCAAACACGCTCATCTCAAGGCGCATCGATACCTCAAACCCATTTGAGTTTTCCTTAGAGAACGATGCCGCAAACGATATCGACACTGCCAATCCCATTTACGATATCTGTCAGCTTGGCACGTCTCGCATGGTCATTGCTTACCGAAGCGCCACGGCCCAGCTCAAGATTGCCTACCTTCTGCAGACAAACACGGTGGGAACCACAGCAGACGGTGTTCCTGGCCCAACGGCAATCACCGCAGAGAACCCGACTACGTGCATCACCGTTGTTACTGGAGTTCCAGACGGCACCACAGACACGTTCCATGTGGTCTGGTTCAATACGACAGACGGCCTTAAGACCATGGGGTTCTACCGAGACTTTACGACTTACAAGGCTTCTGTCGTCGTAGACTCTGACGTCGCAACCACTGTGCGCAACGTGACTGCTCTTGCGTACCTTGACCCATTCTCTTCCCTTAATCAGGTGGAGATCTTCTACGAACGCAACGCGGCTGCCGTTATCAACCGATACGTGGCCCGTGCGCTCTTAAGCGTCTCTGACAATGCAGTCTCAAGCGCCGTGGTGTTCCAGCGGGCAGCGGGCCTTGCCTCAAAGGCGTACCGCTCCCTAAACTCTTCGCGCATGCTTGTGGCGTACGAATCAGCTGCGGAGTTGCAGGACACGTATTTTAGCATCTCTGACAACCTTGGAGCGTTTGCTACCGGCTGGGGCTACAACTGGGGCACAGACTGGGGAGGCTCCACTGTCGAGTCGATTATCCAGGCAAAGGTGCTTCCCACTGTTGGAGGAGGGCACACAAACAAAGTCTCGCAACTTCCGGGCGCATGGCTCCTTGAAGGGACAAATTGGCTCATCTCCACCCTCCGAAAGACGCGCATTGTTGCAGACAACGTTGACACGTTCACGCTCCTAGGAGTCAACTCGGTTCGAATTGACCACTCTGCGCCACGCATCGGCACACCTGCACAGCTAGCAGGGAACCTGCACATCCCCGGCGGATATCTCAAGATTTACGACGGCGTGTCTGTTGTGGAACACGGATTCCACCTCTATCCGGATGCATCAAGCATCGCCCAGAGTGGGTCTAGTGGGGTTCATCCTGGAACGCATCAATACATCGTTGTGTATGAATGGATTGACGGCCGTGGCCAGGTTCACCGTAGCGTAACAAGCATCCCTCAGTCGTTCACCGTCACCGGAAGTCATCGTAACGTGACGCTTACGATCCCAACTCTTAGATACACGTCAAAGAAGGCTCCTGTGCGCTCGGAAGTCATCGTGAGTGTCTATCGCACTGCGGCTTCGGGAACGCTGTTTTACAAAGCATCGTCTGACACATCGCCTCTGTACAACGATCCAACGGTTGACACGGTCGATTTCGTCGACACCATGGACGACAATGTTTTGGCAACAAAGCCGCTTCTGTACACGACAGGCGGCACTCTAGATAACTACACAGTGCCTTCATGCGATGTTGTTCGCGTGTTTAAGAACAGACTATTCGTTGCTGGGCTTGAGCGACAGTCTGACGTTCTGTTCTCTAAGGCGCATGTAAACGACGAAGGCGTTGCGTTCTCTGATCTGTTCAATCTCCAGGTAGGAAACCAGGGCGGTTCCGTTACTGCGCTCGCCGTTCTTGATGAAAAGCTTGTGCTGTTTAAGCAGACAAGCATCTACATCCTCACTGGAGAAGGACCGACCGACACGGGCGCTCAGAATGACTTCCTTGTTCCTCAGCAGGTAGCATCCGACGTTGGTTGCACAGAGCCTGAAAGCATCGTTGAGACTCCGCAAGGCGTCATGTTCAAGAGCGCCAAGGGCATCTACATCCTGTCTCGCTCTTTGCAAGTCGAATACGTTGGCGCCAAGGTTGAAGAGTTCAACGCTCTCAACGTCTCTGGAGCGGTGGTTGTGCCTGACCAAAACCAGGTTCGATTCACGACCACACAGGGACGCACGCTGGTTTATGACTATTTCTTCCAGGTGTGGACTACGTTTACCAATCAGGAATCCGTTTCTGCCGTTGGTTGGCAGAACAACTTTGTTTTCCTCAAGACCAACGGAGAAGCTTGGCAGGAATCCGCATCCTACGCAGACAATGGCTCTGTTATCCGCACACGCATCAGCACGCAGTGGTTCCAGACAGGCGGACTGCAAGGTTTTCAGCGTTGCTATAACGGCATTATCTTGGGCGAGTACATCGGTGACCACAGGCTGCGTGTACGCGTGGCCTATGACTTTGAGCCGTTCTATCGGGAGGAGTTTATTATGAACCCGGCTCCTGTCGTAAATGGAGACGTATTCGGCACTGGCATCTATGGCTCAGGGTCGTTCGGCGGTGGTACGGGTGTTTATCAGTTTGAGTTCAAACCAGCCCGTCAGAAATGCCAGAGTATGCGCCTTCTCATTGAGGACGCATTCCCCGACAATCAAGGCACGGGCGCGTTTAACATCACAGGCCTGACTTTGGGCATCGGCGTCAAGGGTGGCACAAACAGGCTTCCAGACACTCAAACAATGAGGGCTACATAATGGGCTCGCTGGGAAAAGCGGTAGATAAGTACAACGAAAAGAATCTTCCGAAAGACAGAAGAGCCGGGCCTATGCAGGCCACAAATCAGGTCTTAAAGGTAGGCGAGTCTCTCTTTGACGGTGACGCAAAGGAGCTTCTGACCGGCTCTCCTGAGAAGTCCGGCAAAATCACAGAAGCCGCCTTTAACGTGCTGACTCTAGGCCAGGCGCAAGGCGTCGGCGCAAAGGTCGGCAACGTTGCAAAGCAGGTAGACAGTGGTTTTCGAAAGTTCCTATCAGGATTTGACCCAACAAACACAGGGATCAAAGCAGCATCCACTGCAGGCGTAGACGCTGCTCAGGCAGGCATGCAGGGCGCAGGTGCAAACAGCAGAGCGCTTGCTGATGCCCTGCAGAAGAACGGCACCAAGGCAGATATTGTGAGCACCGGTAGGATTGCTGATGCTTCTCGCGTTTCTCTGCCCGAAGAGGTGGAAGCAGAGAGGATTGCCGTCGCACAGGCGCAGATGCAGCAGGCCGAAGCCGCGCGTATTGCCGAACTGGAGCGCGCACAGGCTGCAGCGATTGAGCGTGGTGATGAGCAAGGCGTGAGAGCCTCGCAAATGCAGCTGGCAGAGGCCCTACAGGCGCAGGCAAGCGGCGCAGGACCTTCGATTGCCGAGATGCAGCTGCAGCGCCAAAATGAGCAAGCTATCAGGCAGCAACTTGCGCTTGCGGGCTCTCAGCGAGGCATGACGCCAGCTATGGCGCAGAGGCAGGCGGCAATCAACGTAGCCAACCTCTCCTCTGAGCAGGGCGCACGCGCTGCAGAGCTTCGTATCCAGGAACAGCAGGCGGCACGCTCACAGCTTGCTGACGTGCTCGGACAGACGCGCACGATGGACGTGAACCTGGCGGCTCAGCAGGCACAGCTTGACCAGCAGGCGGTTCTGCAGAACGCAGCTCAGGCTAACCAACAGGCCACAACGCAGGCACAGCTTGCACAGCAGGTTGCCTTGGCCAATCAAGGCGAGTTCGGGCAGACGAGTCGTTTCAACGTTGAACAGGCGCTAAAGGCGAGCACTTCAAACGCGGCAAACGCTTTGCAGGCTGGTCAATTCAACGTTACGGCCAACCAAGGCGCACAGCAGTTCAACGCCAAGGCCCAAGATGAGATGAACCGATTCAAAACGGATGCAGGCTTGCGTGCGTCGATTGCAAACCAGGCCGCAAAGCTCCAGGCAACTGGAATGGATCAGGCTCAGACGGCAAAGCTTCTCGGGATCGAACAACAGTCTCTGCAGTCTGTGCTCCAGTCGGAAACAAACAAGTTCACCGCAGAGCAGGCACGCCTCACTGGAGAGCAAGAGAACAAAAAGGGCATGCTCGGCAACGTCATTTCCTCGGTCGGAAGCATTGTTGCTATGTGCTTTCCACCCGGCGAACGCGTGCTCATGGAAGACACAACCTACAAGAACATCGAAGACGTCAAGGTTGGAGACGCGCTGTTCTCCACGGAGGTTCTCGAGGTTCGCAAGTACACATCCGAAGAGGCGCTCTACACGTACTCTGGAACCGTCGCGACGGGCAGCCATGCGGTGTGGACTGGTTATCAGTGGGAGTCGTTTGCTGATGCAGGCGTGCTTGTTGCGCAACCTGAGGCTCGCGAGGTCTACGCGCTTGTTACCTGCTCAGGCGTTATGATTGTTGGCGAGGCTCTGTGCGGTGACGATGAGCACGACGCAAACGATCTTAACAGCATGGAAAGGGAGTGCGCCTAATGCCAATCAATCCAATCACAGGACTGGAAGAGAATGAACCGGCTGCAATGCCTACTCCGCTTCCTGCAGAGCTTGCGAACCTGAAACCACCACCTGTCGTCTACCCAGACGCACCTGTGGCAACGATGCCAGTTGTTGAGCCTGAGCCTGCCGCTATGCCGATGCCAGAGGCGACGCGCATGGTGCCTGTCGAGACATCGGAGACGATGACGACGACAAAGCAGACGTCTATGACGCCAGGCGAAAAGCGACTCATGGCAGAGCGCGATGCCGTCGTAGCGCAGCAGATCCAGACAGCTCAAAAGTCCGCTGAGATAGCCAAGGCCCAGGCCAATATAGAGATGCAAAAGCAGGCAGAGATTGCTGCCATGGCTTCAAAGCGCGAAGAGGCAATCGGTAAGCTCATGGAGCAGGCCGACAAAGAGCTTGCGGTTAAGACCTCCGAGCGGCAGGCGGAATACGAGAAGTTCAAGGCAATGGACTTCAAGGATTACTGGGACACTCCAGGCGCAGGATCGCGCATTGTTGCAGCGATTGCCGTAGGGCTCGGTCAGTTTGGGATGGGAATGCAGGGCAAGGCAGGAAACCCTGCGCTCGATATCATCAACAAGCAGATCGATATGGACTTTGCCAAGCAAAAGGCAGCGATTGATAAGCAGCAGGCACAGTATCAAATGGCCAAAGAAGGCGAGGCCTCAACCTCGTCCTCTTACGCAAAGCAGCTACAGAATCTGCAACTCAAAGAGGCTGCAGCGTACGAGTCCGTAGCTGCCAAGTACGCCTCCATGCTTGCGGCTCAAGGCGTGCCAGCCGCACAGATTCAAAGCGACGCCAACGTGCAGGCTCTCCAGGGTCAGGCGCTCGATAAGAAGCTGCAGGTTGAAAAGGAACTGCGTAACGAGGTCACGACGCAGGTTCGCAAGAAAGTCGACATGCAGACCGTCGACGCGCAGGGCAACATCGTTACCCCAGAAAAGCCTCCAACCGAAGGCCAAGGAAAGGCTCGTGGTCTTGTCGGTAGAATGGCCCAAGGCGTGAAAGAATACGACGCCGCAGGAGGCCTATCTCCTGCTGACGCAGACAAGATGAGAAAGCACATCTCTGATAATTATTCATTGCAGAAAGACGCAGGAGGGTTGCTGCGTTACGTTCTCAAGCCAAGCGCGAGGCCTCTCCCTGAGAACTTCTCGGAGCAAGCGCGCCTTGCCTGGAATGCCGTCACAGAACTTGCCGACGCCAGCTTGCGTCTTGAATCCGGAGCAGTGGTTGGTGACGACGAAATTAAGAACAGGCGCGAGGCTCTGTTACCAACGGCAGGCGATACGGCAAAAGTTATTGCTCAAAAGCGCGGGCGAATGACTCAGCTTATAGCCTCAGGAATGCAGCAGACCGGAAAAAACAATATGGGCGCGCCTCCTCCGGAGCCAAAGAATTCAGGGCTTGAGAGAATGGAACGCGACGGCGTGATGTTTGTTAAAACTCCCGGCGGGTGGAGGAAGGAGAAATGAGCAGCGATTTTTACACCGACAAAGAAATGGACGAGTGGGTAAAAAAGAGTCAACCCAAAGCGTCTCCAAAACTTGCTCCAAGGCTTGGCCCTCAGCCGGTGTTTGATGCGCCACGGGAAACGGCAGCAAAGACAACTGGGCCGAAAGACTTCTACACCGACGAAGAAATGGCATCTTATGCAGCCTCGGTTCCGTCTGGAGAGATCTCCAAAACAGAGTCTGGCCTCCGCGGCGCGGCACAGGGTGCAACGTTCGGGTTCGCTGATGAGCTCCAGGGCGGTGCCCTTGGTGCGCTTGAGGCGTTCAAGAGCGGTGGCGCAACCTCGTTCCGAGAAGCGTACGAAGCAGAGCGTGACGCAGCGCGTCAGAAGTACCAGGCCGCTCAAATGGCAAACCCGACTTCCTACCTCGGCGGACAAATCGCAGGCGGGATTGCTGGCAGTGCCCTGACTCCAGGCGTTGGCGCGCTGGGCATCGGTGCCAAGGCTGCAAGCATGATCGGCGGAGCGGGCAAGGCGGCAAACATCGCAAGAGGCGTTGTTGGCGCTGGCGCGGCGGGCGCAGCGTCGGGCGGTCTCACAGCTGCCGGTGAATCCGAGGCAAAGAGCGCCGCTGGCATTGCAAAAGACGTTGCAGGTGGCGCTGGTGCAGGCGCGGCGTTTGGTGGTGTCCTCGGAGGCGGTGCGCGTCTTCTGCCAGGTGTACGCGGTTCGGTATCCAATGAGTTCTTTGCCAAGCGCGTCCTTCCAGTGACCGTTGGTCAAGACGGCGCAAAGACGGCTGAGAAGTTCCTCAAGGACCCTGAGGCACGAAACCAGATCGTTAAGCTTGCGAGCAAGGACACGATCTCAACCATCAAAAACGAGGTCAAAGACGCCATACAGCGCGACGTTGACTCGTTTAAAAAGGCAGCGGGTGAGACGGGGCAAGCGCTTCTCGACTCCGTCGAAGACAAGATGGGAGGCCAGCTCAATAAGCTCAAAGAAGCGGTCGCAAAGACCTACATTCCAGCAATTGAGCGCCTGGATCCAAAGCGCACGCCAGCCGTTCAGGGCGTGGTTGCAGAGATAGGCGATGTGTTCTCAGGCAAGGCACGCATGGCGTTGTCAGAGCTTGGCGATGGCACAGGCGAGGCTGTGAAAACAGGCAACGCACAATCGATGCGTGAGGTCAGGGATATCGTTAAGCAGGCACTCTACAAGGGCGGCAATCCTCGCGACGGCCTTAAAGACAACCTCAATAACGCAGAGGTCAAGATCCTTCGCAGTCTTGAGGCGCAAACCCAAAAGCTGTTCAAGGAGATCCCGGAGGCAAAGCTTGCTGATGAGCTTTACAGCAAGGCATCGGACTACACCTCAATTGCGCAAAAGAACCTGTTCAAAAAGGGCGCAGCGGGTGGAAAGCAGATCTCTAATGCAGCCGTCGAATCGTTTGTCCTAGGCAAAGGAACAGCTGGCAAGGTTGAAGACCTCGACAGGATGTTTGATGCGCGCAAGGACTTCGTAAAAGCTCTCACCAAGGCGACCGGGAAAACGCCAGCCGATATGCCCGAAGGCGCACTGGCAACAGCCCGTGAGATCATGGACTTCAACAGGCTTGGAGGCGGAGACAATACAGGCCGCTCTCTGGCCCCTTTGTTGTCTATGCTGGTGAACCCAAAACTCGCGCCGTTTGCCATGGCTGCGTACAATCCGCGGATGTACCTTAAGGCTCTCGCACAGGCTGATAACCTCACAGCAGAAGACCGCAAAGTGCTTGGCGCAATCGTCAAAGCAGTCGGACGTCAGCGCGATATCGCTGCGTCGAAGTTCTTCAGCACGCGGGAAGGTGAAGAATGAGCGCCAAAGAGATAGCCGCAAGTATTGAGCCTATCCTTGAGGGTGCGCAGACAGACGGATCCTACCTTCTTGCCGTGTCTCGTCTAGACGAGATCCTTGCGGGTAAGAACCCAATCTCCAAAGCGACCGTGCGCCGCGCGGTAGCACTTCCAAAGGAGATCTCCCGCAAGTGCGAAGAGTTCATCAACAGTGAGCGCTTTGAGCCGCTGGATCTCAAGATGCCCACCGTTGACCTCAAAGAGATGAGCGCCCTTCTATTTGAGGAGATAGGCCCCGAGTGGCTTGCCGAGAAGATCGGAGACGTCTCGGAGATCGATAGGGACTCGTTTTCCATCGCTCTCAACAACTCGATAGGGTTCCTGCAGCAGCGCATCCCAAAGATGCCAACTGGCCGTAAGTCTCCCCTGTCTACGATTGAGAGCGCTTCGTTCGTTCGCGCGTACCGAACCGTTGCAGAGCCGATGAGCGTCCTTGATGACATGCTCATGGGAGTCCTGTCTCGTTCTCAGGTTCAGACCCTCATCGCTGTGTACCCAAAGATCCAGGAAGCGATGAGCTTTGGCATAAGCATGGCGGCCACTGAGGCACTTGCGAAGGACCCGGAGTACACTGTGCCCTGGCCCAAACTCAAACAGATTGCCGTTCTGAACCTGTCTACGACAGTTCCTGGTGACCTCGCTGGCGTTCTGCAAGGTAACTTTGCCGCTCCCGACGCTAACGTGAACCCGGAAACAGGTCAGAGTGTTGACGTAGCCACTGGCATGAGCACAAACGCTCAGAAACTAGAAAGCAAGTAAGGAGTAGTTTATATGGCTACGAACGTAACATTTGCAGGCGTTACGTACAGCGTTCCCACAACCGCTGGAGAATCAGGGTGGGCTTCCACTCTCTCCTCCTACCTGCAAGCGCTCGCAAGCGGCGCTGCCGTTCAGAGCACGGTAAAGCAAGCGATCCGCACGGCTATTGCTTCTCCTGTCACTGTCGTAGCTGCGACGGACTACACAGTCGTAACGAACCTGACAGTGCCAGGCGCAGTAACAGTAAACCTGCCTGCAGGTGTAGCCAAACAGGTGTTTGTCATCGTTGACGGCAAGGGCGATGCAGCCACAAACAACGTGACCATCGATGCCAACGGATCCCAAACGATTAACGGCGCACTGACCTACGTTATCAATGAGAACTTCGGCGGAATCATGCTGCAGTTCGATGGTACGTCGTGGGTTGTTCTTGCGGCGTTCTACGGCACGAGTCCGTCGTTCACGTCGATCACCGTGACGACTCTGTCGGTCACTGGCACCGCAACCGTGGGCACGCTAACGGCCACGTCAGGGACTGTGGGCGGCGCTGCAATTACGACGCTGTCAAACACGCAGACGTTCACCAATAAGACTTTCGATGCGGATGGAACCGGGAACTCGATAACCAATATTGAGAACGCAGATATTAAGGCTGCGGCTGCAATCGCTCGCTCGAAGCTCGCTTCGGGCACCGTTGGGCACGTTGTGATCAACGATCCTTCTACGGGAGCGTTTTCGTCCGAAGCGCAGCTTGCTGTCACGCGAGGCGGTACGGGTGTTTCTACCAGTACAGGTTCAGGCGCAAACGTGCTTGCCACGAGCCCAACGCTCGTGACTCCTGCGCTCGGCACTCCATCTGCTGCAGTGCTTACCAATGCCACGGGCTTGCCTATCGTTGCAGGCACAACGGGAACACTGACCGTTGCGCGCGGTGGTACTGGACTCACGGCGCTCGGCACGGGGCTTCAGCTTCTGCGCGTGAACGCGGGCGCAACGGCGCTTGAATACGCTTCTACAGGCTCGGGAGATGTGGTTGGCCCTGCGTCCTCTGTCGCGTCCGAAGTCGCACTGTTTGACCTGACGACAGGCAAGCTTATCAAGCGCGCAACGGGCACCGGATACGTCAAGGTCTCGTCGGGTGTCTATCAAACCCCAGCCGCAACGGTGCCGATTGCGGAGGTTGCACCGCTGACAACGGGCGGGGCTCCTGCCGCCGGCGTCATTGGTGAGCGACTCACGAATGACAACGTCAATACAAACAACGCGGTAAACAATACCCCGTTTGGACCTTCCATCACGCTTACTGCGGGCGTGTGGGATCTCACTGCGAAGGCATCTCTTTCCGCGACCGGCACGCTTTCCGGAACGGGCGTGATGAACCTTGCGGTGAGTGCAAACAGCGCTTCATTCACCGGGACTGTGATCGGCACGAGCCGAATCGACTCGTACGCGACAAGTGCCGTTGCAGGTGGCTGCGTTCCTGCTGTGCGGGTCAGTGTGTCCGGTTCGACGACCTACTACGCGGTCGCTCAGATTAGCGTAACAAGTGGTACTGGCACGCTGAACACAACCATTACAGCCGTGCGCGTCGGTTAACTAAACAAAGGAGCTTCCAATGTCGTTAGCGAT